TGCTAAAGATGATTTGATACGGTCTATTAAATATGCCATCGTCTATTTATCTCAAATGCCAAGGTCTTTTTCAGTTAAAATCTTAAACTCCCATCCATGTTCTCTACAGAATAGGTCGGCAGCTCTCCATTTCTCCTGATTAACGGCATAAGTCATAGCTTCTTGGATGAATGTTTTTGTTTTGCGTTTTTGGGTTGGTTTCTTGGTTTGTTTCTCTGGTTTGACTTCAATCACCAAAGTATTTTCTTTATTGTTAGTTTGCCTAACATGGACAATAAAATCTGGATAGTAACGGTGCACCTTTTGGTCAATAGGCGATTTATAACGAATAGATAACTCCTCTGACGCCCACCAAAGAACATTGGGGTTGATATCTAAATGTTTCATTACTCTTAACTCCCAACTGGAACGATAGACGATATTAGCTGCATCGCCCTTGTATTTTATTGGGTTTTTTGGTCTAAACCATCCTTTATATGACATAAATACTATCTATGCTAACTAACACAAATAACCTTTGGAAGCAAATATGTCTTTTTTCGGCCTAGGCGACATTAAATTCAATAAACAACAAAATACCGGATTTGGTCCTTTAGCGGCTTTAGAAGGAACGAAATATCAATATAATACCTTTCGTTATCCATTAGATGTGGGTAATTATGATAAAGGTCATTATATGGTTATTTATATTCGTGAACAACAAGTAACAACTGACAATTCTCCTACGATTGATAACAATCCGGCTTTTGATAATACTCCGTCTTTTAATAATCCAAAAAACATTCCGCCACATTTGATATCTAAAAATACAACATCATCGTCTTCAAAAAATGTTGCTAGTCAAATAGATAAAAAATTTGGTAATGGTCGGGTTGGCCAAGCTCTCAATTCTGTATCCAGTGGAGTTAAAGGACTTTTTAATAATGGATTGCCTAGTCTTTCAACTCAAGCTGTTGTAGATAATTCAATTAAAAAAATCACAGACAAAGGTTTTGGATTTTTAAGAAAAACATCACGCACAACCGATGCGATTGCACTATACATGCCCGACACTTTACAGTTTGATTATACTCAATCATATGCTAATATGCGTCCGGGTGATGAAGTTTTTGGACAGTTAGCTGCGGCTGCTCCAGGTTTAGTTGATTCATTTAAAAAGGGTGGTGGAGGTATTAACGGTGCAACAGAAGCCGCCATAGCGGCTGCCAAAAGTGGTGCAGGTAGACTTTTTGCAGAGCAAGTATTAGGATCAGTAACAGGAGCGCCACAAACTGCAAGATTAGGATTATTTGGTGCTACAGGTAAAGTTTTAAATCCTATGCTTGAAATGTTGTATTCAGCTCCAGACTTTAGAAGTTTTCAATTTGATTTTCTATTTTATCCTAGGTCCGAAGCTGAAGGCGAAGAGGTTCAAAAACTAATTGAAAGATTACGCTATCATCAGGCACCAGATTTAAGTTTAAATGATTCTGGTCAAAATGATGGATTATTGATTCCTCCTTCAGAGTTTGATTTGTCATTCTATTATGGCGGATCAGAAAATCCAAACATTCCACAAATTGGTCAATGTGTGTTGGAAAGAATTCAAGTGAATTATGCTCCTAGTGGGTTTTCAGCTTATGAAGTTCCTGGTGAAAATAAACCAACGTTAGGTAGAACTGGTATGCCGGTAGCAATTCAAATGACACTTAACTTTAAAGAAATCACATATCTTACTAAAGCTGACTTTAGAAAAGATTTGCCTACATTAAAATATCCATATTAATATAGAAAAATAAGCAAAATGGCAAAATTATTTAATTACTATCCAAAAACATTTTATACAAGCAACACAAAAACAACAGGTCTTGATTCTGTCACTAATATTGTTGCTCGTTTTGGTTTTGAAAAAAAGTTAAAAGAAAATTCAGCAGCTTTTTACAAATATTCAGTTAAAGATTCAGATACGCCAGAAATTATTGCTACTAAATTTTATGATAGTCCTGAGAGGCATTGGATTGTATTATTATTCAATGATATTATTGATCCACAATACGATTGGCCTTTAAATAATAACACTCTAATATCTTTTATTGATAACAAATACACAGCCAATGGTGTAGCTAACACTACACCCGTTTCTGGTATTCAATGGGCCAAGAGCACCAACAACACTAAAAATTATTATAAAATTATTACACGAACCGCTTCTGATAGCACAATCATTACAGAAAAATTTCAAGTAGATGCTAATACATATGCAAATGTAGCGGCTTCAACAACATCTTATACTTTAAATAGTGGTGCAGTTGTTACCGAAACTATTTCAAAAGAAAAACAAACCTATTATGATTATGAAGTGGAAGAAAATGAAGCTAAACGAGAAATCAATCTACTCAAAAAAGAATTTGTTCCGGAAGTAGAAAAAGAATTTAGGCGCGTGATTAGAGGCGATTAACTTATGAGTTTAACAGTAAAAGACGCCTCACAGTTTAAAATTAATGAAATAACAATTGTATCAAAAATTGGTTCTTTTGATATTACTAATCTTTTTATTGAGTTAAACATTTATGATTCTTTGTTCATGCCTGTGATGAGTGGTAACATATTAATTACCGATTCTTTTGGGTTATCATCTAAACTTTTATTTGACGGATCAGAAGTTATTTTAATTGATATCGCTAAAGATAACGATTCTGAAAATTTTCGCATTAAAAAAGCATATAGAATTTATAAACAAACAAATCGTAGAAACAAAAACCAAAGTAGTGAATCTTATGTTCTTAATTTTGTGTCTGATGAACTTATGTATTCTGACCAACAAAAAGTAAATCAAAACTATGAAGCAAGCTATTCAACAATTGTTAGAAAAATATTAGACGATTATCTTAAAGTTCCAAAAAGTCAATTAAATGGTATTCACGAAGAAACTTCAGGTGTTCGTAATGTAATTATACCTAATTTAACACCACTAGATGCAATTAAATGGTGCGCCAAAAGAGCCTTAGATAATCAAAACTCACCAAATTATGTTTTTTTTAAAAATCTTATTGGTTATAATTTTGTTTCATTGTCCACACTTTTAACACAAGAACAGATTTTAGATATTAAATTTGATCCACAAAATCTATCACAAAGTAATTCTATTAGACAAATAAGTATTGCTCGTAGTTTTGAAGTAATATCACAAAACGATTCTATTGAGAAAACTAGAAGTGGTGTTAATGCTGGTAAATTTATTGGTTTTGATCCTGTAACTAGAACTTTCGCTACACGAAATATTACCTACAATGACCATTATTCAAGTATGAAACACGGTAATATAAAACCAAATTATTCAGCTATTCAAAATAGAGATAATAAATTTAATGACACCTCTTTTGATGCTCGTAAAGTTTTAAGTTTTTTTAGCACCGCCAGAAAATTTTCAGAATATATTAAACAAAATGACCCAACATCAATTTCAAAAGACGAAGGTTATGAAAATTATATGTTTCAAAGAAAAGCAATTTTTAAAAATTTAACGAATAAAAGAATAAAAGTTGTTATGCCTGGTAATTTTCAACTATCTTCTGGTTTTAATGTAAATTTCTCAGCGCCGGTTTATGCAATTAAAGAGAAGGGTGATTCAAATGAAGACCCTAGTTTAAATGGCAAATATCTTATAGTGGCCACAAGACATGTTATTGGTTATAATAAACACGAAACGATTGTTGAAATGGTTTCTAGTTCTACTAATAATCAACATAATATTACAAGCCATTCTGAACAAAATAATAAATTGATGACCTATATCTAATGAAAAATGAAAATAAAGATTTTGCTGGTAAAAATGGATTCACTTGGTGGGTAGGTGTTGTTGAAAATCGTCAAGATCCATTAAAACTTGGTCGTTGCCGTGTAAGGTGTGTGGGTTGGCACGCTGACGATAAGATGAAGTTGCCAACCGAAAATTTACCATGGGCTATGCCTAGTCTTCCTACAAACAATCCTCATCCATATGCGCCAAAAGAAGGTGACATGGTTTTTGGATTCTTCGTTGATGGTGAAAATGCACAAGAACCCGTTATGATTGGTGTATTTCCAAGCATTCCATTAAAAGAAGGCAACCCACAAGAGGCTTTCTCGGATCCAAGGTCAGGTGATGCTCTTACCTCTGCACCAGTTAAACCAAATGAAACACAAATAGTTTATCCAAGAAAACTTGATGAACCAACAACTTCACGCTTGGCAAGAAACGAAAACATAGATGATTCTATCGTGTCACAAAAAAAGGCAAAGAAAGCCTCACGGGTAGAACCAGACCCATATTATAATGCCAAATACCCATATAACAA